CTTGAACCAAAACTTCCCCAGCCTTTCGGCCATGGCCTACAGTCTGGCGCAGTTCCGGTTCAGTCTGTGGCATAACTTCCGGTAACACTATGCAGACTATTACTGAAAATTTATCTTGACAATTTTTTTATTTAATTATATAATTAAATAGAACAGAGAAATAATCAGAACTATGTACCATCCAAAACTTTATTAATTATTTAGGGATGTTGAAATCGTATTGAATCAGTTTATGTAATGTTCAGAAAATAAAATACTACTATAAATTTAATAACACAAAAAAAGGGAGTCATTACTATGGCACGACAGACTAAAAAGGGAAGTAACAAAAATTCTGATGCATTTACAGAAAAGAAATTTTCTGCAGGTACTATTCGCATCTATGAAGGCAAAAAAAATGATTATGGTACTATTTCACTTGATTGTGGTTTTGCAATTCGCATTCAGATAGTTGTTAATAAAGACCATACATTTATTTCATATCCTTCATACAGGGATAAAAATAATAACTATATCAATCAGGCTTTCTGTTTTGATACTGATGTTATTGAAGAACTGCAGGAAATTATTGATGAACTGTATGATTAATATATAGATTGAACTTGCTTATGAAGGCATCAGAATTTCGTCTGATGCCTTTTATTGATTCTAAAAGGAAGGATGATTTTTTTCTATGAGTCAGGCAACTGATAAATTAAGAACTTTGTTCAATGAACTTGCAACTGGTGAAGAAATTAATCCTGAAGTAAAATCTAAAGTTGCACTTGCGCTTGATTCACTTGTGGAAGTTGAAACTGAAGTTAATGATGCGGAAGATTCTAAAAGAATCGCACAGGCTGAAACTGATGAATTAAGGGAAGAAAACAAACGATTAAGGGAATTCAATGCACAGTTGACCATGAAACTGGGAACTGCAGTTGCAATCGGTGAAGAAGAAAAAGAAGAAAAATATGATGCAGAAGATGAAGAAGATGAAGAATCTGATGAACTTGATGAAATCATAGAAGATTATGAAATGAAATAAGAAAGGATGAATAATTTTGAGTAAAATTGCAAAACAGAAAATTCAGAAGGCAGAAGATTTAACTTATAATGCCTTAAAGCGCATTTATAATAATGCAACTGAATCCTATCAAAAGAAGGTAGGTAAATATGAAAAAGGTGATGACCTTACTGCATTTGGCCAGCCGATTATTGAATATAATTCTATTACAAATGAATTTCTTCCGGCCCTTGTGCAGTTAGTTGCATTTCCTATTTTCAAGTCGCACATGTGGACTAACAGACTTTCACCAATGAAGAAGGGCAATAAGCCTTACGGATTTGATATTGAAGATATTTATACTAATCCGGTTAATCCTACACCTTATAATCCTGATGATTTCAGCAGAATTCTGAAGGGTACACAGCAGGATACCATTTCTGCATTCTACAGGGAAAATCGTCATGATGTATTCCAGAAAACCATTACAAAGGATATGTTAAGGGGTGCATTCAGGGATGTAGTTGCATTTTCTGAATTCATTGATACACTTATTCAGACTGTTTATGCAGGTAATGAAATTGAAGAATACAATCTTACTAAAAGGGCATTGAATGAATGTTATGATGCATCAATGTTCATTGAAAAGAGTATTGACCTTTCAACTGCTAATGGTATTCAGACTGCAGTTGAAGATGTTAAAAATGCTTATGAGCATTTCCAGTTTCCTTCAACCAAATATAATAACTATGCAGTTAGTTCCGGTACTGGTACCCTTGCTAAAGTATGGACTAATCCTGAAGATATTATTGTAATTGCTAAAATTGATACAATCAATGCAATTAAAGTTAAATATCTTGCTGGTGTATTTAACCTTTCTGAAGTTGAATTCAGGGATAGACTTGTACTTGTTGATGATTTTGGATGGGATGAATATGAAGTTGATGATGATGGTGTTACCGGTGTACTTAAAGAACATCATAACTCTAATATTGCTATGGTAGTATGTGATTCAGGCCTTTTCCAGATTTATGATACTATGGAAGTTAGCACTGAATTCTTCAATGCCGGAAACCTTGCTACAAACTACTTCCTTCATGTATGGCAGACTTACGGCATAAGACCTTGGGCAAATGCGCTTGTATTCATTGATGAAACTACTTCTATTGAAAGTGTTACACCTGCATCTGCTATGGATGAAGGTTCAGGATGTGAATTCACTGTAACACCTGCTGATTATGAACTTTCTGATGCAGATGTAAAATGTGTTAATGTAACAAATCTTTCAGGAACTATTTTCAGTGATGCTACACCTTCAAACTGGAAAGATTATGTTACTGCTACATATTCTGACAATACAGTTACATTTACTGCTAAAGATACACTTACAGGTGCATCCAGCACATGTATGTTTGTATTTGAAATCGGTAATGAAATTGTTTCTGCAGGTATCGTTGCAGGTTCATAAGTTTAATTTAATTAGGGCAGAATAACTTCTGCCCTTTTTTGAAAGGAAGATATAAATGGTTAAAAAAAATAGTGAAAGTATAGAAAAATTTGATGCGCTATTTGGCCTTGAATCCAGTGGTATTATATCTTCATCAAATACATTTAATAATATTAGAAGTTCTAAAGGAATACAAAGAGTTTTCTATATGTATTTTTTTAATCTTGTTACTAATATTTTTAAATGGCATGGACTTCCGGAAACATGTGATGCGCCTTATATGGAAAGTATGTTATGTTTATTTGGCAAAAATTCCGTTGTTTATGATAAAAACTGTGGATTAATGAATCCGCAGTGTGTATTCAAAAAAATAGACTGGTATGGAAGGCCTACTGCAATAGAATGTATTGCAAATGAATATAGTGAAACTTTTAAGGATAAATCACTATTTGTAGTTGTTCGTAATACTTCAAATTATATTCCTACATTTCTTTATATTGATTATTTTGTTCAGCAGATTATTAAAATAAAAGATATATCTGATATTAATATTAATGCACAGAAAACACCTGTAGTATTTTCTGGTACAAGGGAACAAAGGGAACTACTAAAAGCCGAATTTGAAAAATATGATGGTAATGAGTGGTATATTTTCCTTGAAGAAAATGCAGTTGGTAAAATAGGATGTGTTAATACTAATGCACCTTTTATTGCAGATAAACTGAATGAAATTATTAAATATTATACGGATATGTTTTTAACTTTTATAGGCCTTAATAATGCAAATGGCACATTTAAAAGGGAAAGAAGTATAGTTGATGAAGTAAATGTTAATAATGAAGTTATAGGTTTAACTATAGATTCAATGTTTACTGCAAGACAATTAGCCTGTGAAGAAATCAATGAAAAGTTCAGTTCTTATCTTGATGAAGAAATAACTGTTACACTTAATGAAGAAGTTCAGAAAATCAAAGAATTTAACGAACCTTTTAATATAGTAAATAAGGATGAAGGTGGTGAATCTGATGAGTAAATACACTACAAGTATAGAAACTATTATCTGTTCACAATCTAATCCTAATGAACCTGATATTTATAAAAGGATTCAGGAAGGATGTAAATTCCTTTTTGATTTTAATTACCAGATTCCTAATCAGGATTTCAAAGATTCTTTTGAAATGCAGTTTTGTGAAAAATACTGGAATGAATGCATAGGTTATGAAACTGTTCCATTATTTAAAATGAAACTTAAACAAAGACTTGAAATGCTGATGCCGGAAATATGCTTTAAATATGATGCACTACAAAAGATTATTAATCTTGAAAATCCTGCCCTTGAAAGACAGGGTGAAAGTTATGAACATGCAGTTAATCATTCTGATTCAGATTCAACTGTTAAAGGAACTGGTTCTGCAAGTAATTCCGGTAAAAATGTGCATTCTACTACACCTGCAAATTTAATTGATGCTGATAATATAGGTAAAGTTAAATATGCAGATGATGGTTCTATGGCTGAATCTTCTTCTGAAAATACAACTAAAACTGAAGGAAATTCATCTTCAGATTCAAATAATACCATTGAAAGAACATTTAAAGAATACGGAAATCTTCTTCCAAGATATAATGAATATTATAATTCATATCATAATATTATGAAGGAACTTCTGTATGCGCTTGATGATATGTTTATTCAGTTACTATTTTAAGAAAGGATGATTTATTATGGAAATATTTATTACATTTTTTCTTAAAAATATAATTTATATGGTTATAGCAGGTATTATGTATTTATGTGATACCATTTCCGGATTCGCAAAAGTATTTTATAAGAAAAATTATCAATCTGAAAAGGCAAGAAAATCATTTTCAAAACTGCTTGTTTTTGTATGTGTTATATTTGCATTTTTAAGTATTGATATTATGATACACTATGCAATTCCGGAAACTAAATTTAATTTATGTCCTGTAATTTGTATCGGTATTTCGGTAGTTGAATTAACTTCAATAGGTGAAAACATGGAAGAAGTTACAGGAAAAAATTATATTACAGATATGATTAAATATACAATTAATCTTTTAAAATCTTTAATTAATAAAATTATAGGAAAGGATGAAAATAATGATTAACAAATTACATGAAATTCCTACATTTTCACTGTTTAATAACTATGAAATAATCAGGAAAATAAAATATAAGATTAATGAAATTATTGATGCTATCAATAGTCAACCTGAACCAGTTGAACCTTATGAAGTTGTTTATTCAACTGAAGAAAGAAAAATAGGTTCATATTTTGGTGATGATTTATATGAATGTTGTTTTCCGTTACCTGAATATGATGTCAGTAATGGATATGTAATTGAAGTTCCCGGAAGTGAAAAAATCATTAATTGTGAAGGTTTAATTATTTCTAATGATGATGACCCTAGAACTGTGAGTTTTAATTGTGTACCTACAGGTTCATTTGTAAAGGCATCAGCAGTAAAATCCATAGTTGCCTATATGTATGATAAAACTGAAGGTTATGATTCCGGTGCTGTTTATATTTCTTGTTATAATTTAACAGAATATCAAACTGGGCTTGGATTCGCAAAGGTACAATACACAAAAATTCCGGCTTAATGCAGAAAGGATGATATAAATGGCAAGACCGAAACTAAAAGAACTTGCATATATGTTAGGAATTTATTCTAATAAGACTATTCCGCAAACATATATAGGTGAATTCTCAAATTATGAACTTCTGCTTTCATTACTTTCAAAAGTAAATGAAATCATTGAACAGTGCAATTCATACACAGAAATTTTGAATGAGATTCAGAAGGTTCTGGATGATATGGATGATGCTATTAAGGAAGAAGTTCAGAAGGTTCTGGAAGAAATGTATGAATCCGGTGAATTTGATGATGTTCTTGCAGATGTTCTTTCTAAATATTATGCATCTGCAACTGCACCTAAATTCACTGAACCTTATACTAACAGAATGTTCAGAATATGCCAAAAAGCGCATGAATTTACAAATGTTAACCTTAATACTGAAGATGCACATTTTTCATTCTGTCAGGGTGGATGTATGTTCATCAGGGAAGGTATTACCTATTTTGTAGGATGTTTTGTAGTTGGTGCAGTTGACAGTGAATCCAGATATACAGATGATTGTGATATAAGAATTTACAGGAAATATTCAGAAGGATGGTATTTTGTTAAACATGCAGTTAAGAATGTTTTTCATGGAAATAGCATCTGCTATGATGATGTAAATGATTTATTTTATATCGCACCTTCAAAACAATGGGTTAATCAGGTATTCACAGATATGAATACTGTTTTTGCGCTGGACTGGAATCTTGATTTTGTATGGGGTTCAGGTGGAATTTCTTTTTCCGGTTTAAGCAAAATTTCAAATGTATGTTGCTATAATGGTGAAGTATATCTTTGCAGTGATGGTACACATCCTTCAATTTATAAGGTTACAAGTTGGGAAGAACATGGAATTGAATTAGAAATATCTATTGATTTAGAAGATTCAAGATATACAGAACTTTCTAAAACTTATGGATTGTTTGGTTCTGGATTATGTTGTAATGATTTATATTTCTTTATGGGTTCAACTACACCTAATTGTATTTTAAGAATTAACAGAACTACAAAATCAATAGACTGGGTTTACAGTCTGGGTGAATTTGGTGGTAATCATGAATTCAGATATGGTGAATTTGAAAACCTTTCTGTAATAGGAAATACAATCTATTTTGGAACTTCTATCCAGAATCATAATATAGTTCATTTCCTTGACTATCATCAGGTTTTTGCTTTTGATTATGTTAATAATTCAATGATTCCTAATAAGGCATTAACTAATCAGGCCGGAAGTGAATATATTATTCTTAATGTAGGAAATCCTGCATCAGATGTTTCAACTGATTCTAATGCTTTTGAAATATCTAATCCTAATGGTGATGCAAACAATTACTTCCCTACATTAACAGAAGCAATTATGTATGCTAATGCACAGGTATATTATGATAAACTTGAAATATCTATTAAAACCAGAAATATACTTGAACCTATTGTAATTTCAACTGATAAAAACATTTTCATTGAAGGTAATACTTATGCATCTGCACATTCTGAAGATGAAGATTTGAATACTAAATGGGTTCATATAGGTGCAGTATTTGTTAATGGTGGTTCTGTATCATTTCAAAATGTTCAGATTGAAAACAGATTATATTCAGGCGGTTCAATTTCCGGTGATAGACTTAATTATCAGGTTATTGTCAGGGATGGTAATTTTGCCTTCAGGGGTGGAAGAATTCATATTACAGACAGACCTAAACCTTATGTTATTTATGGTTTAGATTGTATTATTAACTGGTATAGTAATATTTATATTAATTCATCTGCCGGAACTGGTACACTTACAGATTCTAATACTTCATTCACAAACTGTATTGTAAATTCACATGGTGTAATTGAATCTTCATCAAATAATAGTGTTATAGGATAAGGTGATTATATGTCATTAAAAGAACCTACAAGTGAAATAAGATTATTCAATGTGCCTTGGCAACCTAATGATAATAACTATTTAATGTTTGATAATGGAACTGCACAGGCTACTGCTTTTGGTGATTATTTTGAAAACCTTTCTTCCAGTGATAAATATTTAGGAACTAATTATAATATAGTAAAAGATGGTGTTATTAAAATTGATACTAATATGTATAACATTAACACTTATAATTATATGATGTTTAAGAATCCTGATATTTCTACTACTAAAGTATGGTGGTATGCTTTCGTTGACCGGATAGAATGGATTTCATATAATTCATGTGCAGTTCATTATCATTTGGATGCATGGCAGTGTTTCCAGCATAGAATTACATTTAAGAAATGCTATATTGAGCGCAGTCATGTACCACAGTATAATGCAACTGATTCACAGGCAGGTGAATGGAAAAAAGATATTGCAGGTAATTATTTAGCACCTGAACCTGTATCAGTTACACCACAAGTTGAAGATGTTATTAATGATTTCAGTAAAGATTCAAATAATAATAGTTTATCATGGACACCTACATGGGTTTTACATTCAACTTCTAAATTTAATAATACTTCTAAAGAATATGAATATACTGGTTCAGGAACAGGTGCAACTTTAACCGCTGAATATGGAACTTTTGTTAATTCTACTTCAGATTTAGCAGGAATAATTGCTAATTATGGAAGAGCATCAATGAAGGATGTATTAAGTTCTTACGGAACTGCTACAACTACATTCTGGGATAACATTTCTAACTGGATAGAAGATTTAACAAATCCGGATAGTAATACAGAGTATAAATGGCAGTCTATTCAAGGTGCTACTTCACTTGCAGAAATGCAAGACCATAGAAATGAATTAATAGGTTTATATGCGATTCCTACATGGGTTAAAGGAACATCATCCGGTTTTGCTACAAATGATATAGTTCATAAACAGGTTACTGTTAATTTAAGAACTTCATCATTATCTGCATCAAAAACTTCAGGTGGAACAACTACATATTATACACCTACAAATAAAAAGATGCTAACATCAATGTGTAAAGGTTATGCAGTTTATACACAAAATGGTTTTAAATATGCTTTAAAACCTGAACTGTTTGATTCTAATAATCCTACTATGCATTTATACGGATGTCAGATGGCAACTGATGGATTTATGTTACATGTAGGTAATTATAAAACACCTTCTAATACTTATTTTAAATTAGGTTATTCATGTCAGGGCAGAATCGGTTATGATGCTAATACAGGTTTAGATAAAACACTTAATCAATTATCAACTGCTATAGGTGGAATAGGTTCGTTAGTAAATTCAGGTTCACAACTTGCAACCGGAAATTACATGGGCGCAGGTTTATCTGCCGGGCAGTCTATTGCAGGTGCAAGGGATATGATTGATGCAATAGGGCAAAGGGGTGTAAATACAGGTTCATCCGGAAATCTTATTTCTATTACAGATAACAGGCCTATTCCCAGATTCGTTGATATAGGGCCTAACTGGGCCGAATGTGAATATATTGATGACTATTTAACTGTTTATGGCTATGCTATTGATGAAATAGCATCAATAAATATTACATCAAGGCCTTCATGGAATTATATCAAGGTTTCAAAGTTAAATGCACAGATAAATGCGCCTGATGAATATGCATCCCAGATTAAAAATGCTTTTGAATCCGGTGTTCATATCTGGCATACTTCTATAGGGAATGTAGGTAATTTTGGATTAAGTAATGAATTTAATAATACACCATAAAAGGAAGTGAATAATAATGATAACTTATAAGGAATTTATTAAAAAGTATTTAGGAAAAAAAATAGACTTTGATGGTTATGCCGGTGTTCAGTGTGTTGACCTTGCAAAGTTATATCTGCAGGAATGCTTTGGTATTAAATGCGGAACTATGGGTAATGCTAAAGACTGGTGGTATGACAGTAATACTAATCCTATTTTAAAAGAAAACTTTGATTCCTATTATATCAATAACAAAAGACCTGCATCTGATTCAACTGTAAAAATGGGTGATTTAGGAATCAGAACTTCCGGTTCTTATGGGCATATTTTTATATGTGACCATACAGACAAAAAAACTATCACTTATTATGATGAAAACGGAACCGGAAATCATGATGCCGTTACCAAAAGGGTAAAACCTTTTACTAATTACTATGTTACAGGTGTATTAAGAAAAAAGACTGTTAAAAAAACTGTAAAGGCTGAAGGTGGTTTACATTATTATGAAACTTTGAAATCTTCCCCTGCTGGTACAATACCAAATGGTACAGTTATAAAGTTAATAGTCAAAGATGCAGGTTCAAAGACTATTGATAAAAGTAAATACAAAATGTGCATAATCTGGTATAAAAATGAACAGTATTATGTAGCGCAGAAATATTTGAAATAAGGATGTGTTAATATGACTTTAGATATGGTTAATGCTATTCTTACTGGGCATTTTGAAGATGAAAATGACAGACAATATTGGTTAGAAAAAAAGAAAGAACTTGAACAGAAAGAAAGAAATATTGCTGAAAATGAAAAATATTATGCCCAAAATAGAGTATATGACCGCTAAATAAAAGGAAGGCTTTATGCCTTCCTTATTTTTTTTCCCTGTTTTAAATATTCCCTGTATTCATCTAAATGATGACTGCACCATTTTCTTTCTTTATCATATAAAAGACAATATTCACAATCTAAATTAATAATAGTGCATCTTTTTTTCCATTCAGGAATAAATTCATCTTCAGGTTTTTTTTTACGATTTCCTATATTCATTAATACTGTTCACCTATCCTTTCTGATGGTTCTACAAATTTTAATTTTTGAATATAATGATGTCTTATTTTATCATCTTCATAAAATGTAGTTTGATTAAATATAATTCTGTAATCCGGATTATTAGCAAATTTCTGAAAATCTACATAGGATTTAACACCTGCCTGTATGCATTGAACAGGTTTAACATCTATATAAAAAACATAATCCTGTAAATCTAATGAATCTATTATTTCAGAATCGCAAAGTATTCTTTTTGTTAATAAATTACATACAATTCTGTTTTTATCATCCTGAAGGCAGTACAATATATAAAAATCTGCATCAGTTTTAGTTTGTAGCGCAATTAAGCATACAGGTATAGATTTATATTGATTTGTAATTAAATCAATTACAGGGCCATCCAGAACCATGTCAGACTGCATCCAGTCAGTTGTAGTTGCTATTTTGTTATTCTGCACCTTCAGAACAGATGCAATTTCAGATTCAGACTGATAAACATTCCCTGAAAAATCTATACAGACTTTCGCACCTTCAGGTGTTTGAATTACTTTGTGTTCACCTGATTTTAATCCTAACTGCATTACATCAATGCCAAAATTTTCAAAATAAGGGTTAAATCTTGAAACTGTATTTCCTATCAGGAAAACCTTGCATCCACGATTTCTGGTAATAGTTGATATAACGGAATTAAATCTTTGCCATTCATTTCTGATATATATTCCATCTTCAGAAACAAATTCTTCATAAACAATATATTTATAATTATCATCATATTGTTTAGATTTATATTTTCCGGAAAGTGAAATTGAAAATTGTCTGCATAAAGGCTTTTCACCTAAATATATGGTATTATCTTTTACATAGAATTTTTTATGATATTTTTCCAGCGCATATTTTTCTAAATAACCTGTAAAATATCCATGACCTTCTTCCATATCTTTAGTGATTGATATGTTTGCCATTCTTGTAAAGTATGCGAACATTGAACCATCTTCCTGATTCCTGTCCATCATAAAGGATGCAACTGAAGTTGATTTACCATTACTGCGCTGACCTATGATAATATAGAAATCTGCATCCGGAACTTCTTCAAGCAGTTCATAAACATTATAGTATTTCATTTATCTTCACCTTCAACTAATTTTAAAAAATTACCTGTTTCAACCCATGCACCTATTTTATTTGCCCAGTGAAACATATAATCATATTCTTCACCTTCTATTAATTGATGTAATAATTCATATAAATCTGTTATTATTTCAATCAAATCAATATAATTTTCAGAATCATCATCACCCCTAATAGCATCACTAAACATTATATCCGGATTCCTGTAAATATTATCAATTAAATAAGACCTTATATTGTTTAATTTATCTTCTGTTAATTTTTCTATCATAATAATCCAAACACTTCCTTACTATTTATTTCTTTTAATTCCAGAATTACAGGTTCACCTGCATCTTCAATTAATAATTGTGGTTTACACCTTTTTCCGTATTCGTTTAAAAATCTGTTTTCAATATATCTTGAAGGAAAGGGAAGTAATCCCCTGCTTTGTGGCTGATTAATAATAACACCTGAATAACCTTCAAATTCATATCCGTTTATATTAATTTTAACCTTTTTTGTTTGGCTGGTATAATCAGTTAATGATGAACCTATTGATTCACCATCAAAATCAGTCATAGGCTGAAGAAGTTCTATAACAAATTTTCTAAAATCACCTTTACAATAATTATGAAAATATTTATTGCATAATGGTAATGCTTTAGAAGAAAGACCGGAAACAGTAAAATGAATTTCATTATCATTCAAATACCAGTAATTTTTAGAACCGCCTGATATGAATTTTTCATAGGAATAATTTTTTCCTTTTAAATATTCAAAAGTAAAAGTTCCTAATCCTTCACAGTTTTTAAAAGTTCCTACTTTTCTGTTAAATAAATTTATAACCTTTTCTATATCTGATTCTGCAGTAAATTTAATAGAATCAGTATCCCAGTAATGAATTAATGCGCCTTCTTTGATTAACAGTAATGACATCATTATCAGGTGCATCCTTGACCATGCAGTGATTAAAATCCCTACTTTGTAATTTCTTCTGAATATTGAATTTTCTACTTCAGCAGAAATTATACTATATACATTATTATCTGAACATATTATTTCATCATGTTCAGGCCTTTCTACATTAATTCCATACTGGGCATTCAAATCTGATTTTTGAATCATTAACTGAACTTCTAACCATAAAAGAAAATCATCATCCTGATAATGTTCTTTAATATATTTCAATTCAAATTCATTAAGTGATTCTATAGAAGGTAAAACATCCATAAGATTTTTATTTTTTTGCGCCTGTACTAAAATTTTAAAATCAGATTTTCTTTTATAATAATAATTAATTGTTTTATTCAAGGAATTAGATAAAGGGCCTACAATGGATGCATATTCAAAATAGGAAACTGCAGTAATATCAAAATCATATATTAATGAATAATTGAATAATTCTACTGATGATACATTTAAAACTGCTTTTCTGCAGGAAACTATCCTTCCATTATTAGCATGTAAATCTTCAAAATCAATTAACTTTGAAGATGACATAATAAGCATAGAATTATTAGGAAGGGGTTTAGGTTTAATGTTAGTTAATATAACAGATGCATTCCAGAAGGGCATAGAATCGGACATATAAAGCATTAAATAATTATTGAAGTAATAATACATCATCTTATTAAAATTCTTCTGAATCAATTCTGCTTTATCATACCATTTTAATATAAAATCTAATGCATCAAAATCTTCAGCAGGTGTAATATATCTATATCCATATAATTTAGATTTCATTGAATATGGATATGATGATGTTATATCTATACTTTTAACATTTTCCTGAATCTTATATACTGTTTTTTCATTTGCTCTTACATAACCGCCTATAAAACAATCATGGTTAAATTCAAAAAGTTTTTTATTTTCGGTTCTTCCGGTACAGTCTGCAAAACATTCTATTTCAGCATTCAAATTATCTTTTAACATGTCATGCCTATTATAATATAAATTATCTTTTGGATTTTCAAATAACCATCTGTTTTTTAGTCTGGTTACACCTGTTTTTGTAAATAGTTTAGGTAAAACTTCTGCAGGTGTTTTATTGCAGGAATTACATAAATCTTTAATTACATTAATAAACATAAGAGCAGAAATATCTAAATCCCTTTTATTATATATTAATTCATCAACCGGAAGTATATCTGCAGGTGTATAAGTTGAATTATATCCATCTGATTTATCAAGTTTAGGATAACCATATTTAGAACCATAGGATTCTATAGATTCACCTGTTAATAAATATGAATCTAATATTCTTACACATAAATCTTCACCTTTGAATAAATCAATACATAATGGTTTATGTGGTTTTATATATGAAGGTTCATATTTATAGCCTTCAGGCAATTTGCAGTAAACATTTGCATGAAGAAATGAATGTTCATAAGCATTATTTTGAATAATTAAAAATTTAACTGTATTTTCTTCTTCTGCCTGATTAATTATTTTAATTAACCATTCTATTAAATCGGCATAAGTTCTTAATGGTAAATATCCTTTTAAAAAATGTTCATCAAACATTTTTTGAATATAACCATCTGATACAGGTGATTCATACATTTTTTTAACATTATATTCCCTTACACCTATTAAATAAGGAATTGATACAGGAATATTATCATTTAATCTTTCTATATTTCTTGTTTGGTTATGAATCTTATAATCCCAGTCAATTCCTTTTTCATTGAAAAATGTGCTGGTTTCAATATCCAAAGTATAAAAAGATTTATCAAGATTAATTTTCTGTTTTGTTATTTTCTTAATATGAATGTTAATTGTATCACCTTCAAACAGGCCTGAAGTAAATGTATAATCATATCCATAGGATTTTTTTTGAATATTTGAATATCTGGAAGGATGGTGTTCATAATCCTTAATGTGTTTATAGAAGGCATCAGAACCAACCATAGTTGCAAGTGTAGTTCTGGAATATTTTTTTCCTTGAAAATAATAATTGTATTGTAATCTTTTTTTCAAGGTTTACGCCTGCCTTCCTTAATCAAATAGTTTCATCCAAAGTGAATATAAATCATCATCCATTTTTGATTCAGTTTCATACGATTCTTCAAATTCTTCTGTGTATTCGGGTTCTATATCTTCAACTTCAAATATCTGTTTTCTTACTTTATCCTTCACAACTGGACTTCCCCAAGTTTGAGATGCACCTGAACCTGCATGTTCACCTTTATAAACACCTTTAACAAAGTTAGTTAATGTTTGACCGCCGGAAACATTAACTGATTCATACCATTTGTTTAAGAATGCAATGATTTCTGATTCAGGTTTACCGGTTAATCTTTTTAACATTTCAATATCATCAGTTATTAATGTTCTTACTGCTTTTTCAGATAGTAATCCCCTTCCGGTTCTTTCGGCCCTTTTCACTGCTGATTCAGGCATATTAAAAGAAAGTGTTTTAAAATAACCTTCTTCTGTTTTGGTTATTCCTGTTCTGGATTCTAATGAAGTTTTAAAATCCTTTTCTTTTCTTTCTGCCCATATATTTTGAACAGTGTTCTTTATTTCTACAAGTGATTGTTTAATTACTTCAGGTTCATACTGTGCTTTTTGAAGAACATCTAATTTATTAATGGTTTCAGGCAGTGCGAATCCCCTGAAATATTCAGACCTTAACATTTTATCAATAGTCTGATTAATAGTATTAACATCTTTAACCAGTTCCCTTAATTCAGGATGTTCTGAAAGAATAGATTGTTCTTGCTTATATGCTCTAATTGATGCCATTATTTTTCACCTGCCTTTTCAATAAATCTAATTAATTTCATTAAATCCATATCAAACAGATTTGAAAGTGTAATAAGTTCCTGAAGTGCGAAATCCCTACTTCCGTTTAACTTCCTGCATACTGCAGATGCAGAAACTTGCAGAATAACTGCAAGTTCCGTATTAGATATATTTCTTTTTTTCAATTCATCATTAATTGCACAGATGGTTTCATTTCTATCATAAATTTTCATTTTCGTTCACATCCTTTAATTCATTAATTAACTGCGCTATCTGAACTATATATTCCAGTTCCAGATGCCTTTTTAAATTGCGCTTTGCCTTTTCAATTTGTTTTTGAATCTTTCTTTCATGATAAAAAGTAATAAGATGTTTTACAAGTTCCCTGATTAATTCAGTTAAATAAATTACAGATATACTGCAAAATAATGTGCCAAAAAACAAATAACAGAATAACTGTCTTTCTTCTGCTGAATGCATTAAAATCATAATATTTCACCCTTCCATAATTTAATTATTAATTCATCAATTTCCTTTACAAAAAAATGGTATTAATTCCTGTGTGCCTGTAACATATACATTAATAACATTTTCTTCAGGTTCTTCACCCATTGTTAAATCATCATAATCAATTCCTATTAATGAACCATCAAATGCTGAATCAGTGAAAAATACAAAATCCCAGTTATCATTTTTTTTAATAGTAATTGAATCAACCTGATTCAGTTTAATTAATAAATCAATTAAATGAATTGTAGTGTTTAAATTGTTTTTGTTTAGAATCATAATAACCTTCCTTTCTGATAGGAAAGCAGGGATTTAATCCCTGCTTATTTATTAATAATACTTTTAATATTATGATACGGACCATTCCATACATCATCATTATATGCAAGTTTAACAAACTTATTCCAGTTTTCTGATGAACATTCATAACTACAAAAATGAATACCAGATTTATAAATGTTATAATTTGCATAATCATTAGATTCAAGTATTACAACAGTCATGATGCAACCTTCACCATAATTGAAAAATTTAATCATTTTAACATTGTCAAATAATTCATTAACTGCATCAATGAATAATGATTTTAATTCTTCCATTTCAGCGCATACAGTGTAACCATTTTCTTTAGTAATTGTTGTTTGTTTAGTCATAATTTAATTGTCCTTTCTGGTTTATACAGTTTGCCGTCTGTTTATTGTCAAGTACATAATATCATATAATTGACAAATTGTCAATACATATTTTTAAATTTTATAAAAAATTTTTTCAGTAATAGTCTGCATAGTGTTACCGGAAGTTATGCCACAGACTGAACCGGAACTGCGCCAGACTGTAGGCCATGGCCGAAAGGCTGGGGAAGTTTTGGTTCA